TGGCGATGTGCTAGTGGGTGTATTGCTTTGACGATCTCTGCGAGTAATCAAATTGGTGTTGGTGACAGTTACACTGCCTGCTCGTATGTAGTCAACATCTGCTGGGAGATTGTAATTAAAACTCTCCAAAACACAGGGATGCAAATGGTATTGATATTGTCCATGCCCTGACAGGTATAGGATCGGTGGCGGTGTGCCAGCCTGTGCATCTTGTCCATAAAACATCTTTGTGGCACTCTTGAAAAAATGTATCACAGCCAACAGGTAATTGGCTTCGTTGGTATCTTGTGCTGTAAATGTTGCGGTGATTGATATTTCACCAGGACTGGAGTTTTTATAAAACAACCCACGCATATTGCTGTGAGTCATGTCATACTTGTCATAGTTGGCTCGGTAACTGGTCTGTATTGCCGGAGTGTAGGGAAATATCACTCCATTGGTAATGTTCAATGGGTAAAGTATCTCACCAGGTGCTGCCACTTTGTATAGGTACTGTGCCTGCTGCGACAAAGCAAGTCTGACTCGCCAATCTTTGTCGTTGAATCCTGACTTCTGTTCACGCAAGGCCTGTTGGTTACGAGCCTCGTCTTTTAGCTGTTGCTGATTGGCAGCAAACAGATTATTGGGATCAGTGTTTATGAATTCTGGGTTGGTGCCAAAGCCTTGAACGTAACCTGTACCGCCGTCTGCTGGAGATACCGGACCAGTGTTGATTTGATCAACACTGGGCTCAGGTCTGTCACCATAGGGGTTGGTAAAAGGGTTTTCTTGTGAAGTGGCTGCAGTTCGCAGCGAGCCACCAATCACAGACTCTTTGTCTCGTTGTTCGTTTTCGTCAGCTATACCACTGAGTGGATCGTCAGCAGGTACACCTTGTTGGAATTGATTAACTCCGGTGAATTGTGTTGACACTCCCAAGGCATTGGTATCAGCAACTGGGTCAGGCTCGTTTACAAAAACGCCCGGTGTTGCCAACGCTCTTGCAGCAGCACCTGGATCTACGCTCACTGGTTGATCGGGCGCATCACGTGTGATAGTTTCAATAATGCCGCGAGATCTATAACCAACAACCTGACCGTCGGAGTTGAAAACTGCACCAGACTGGCTTTCTGGAGCTTGCTCAAGTGGTGCATTGTCAGCAAAGTTATAAGAGGGAACAAACTGTGCTGGAGAAGTTAGTATGTTCCCCGTGAATTCCGGAGGCGACTGCGCTATCTCACTTGTTGGCACTTGTTGCCTTGCCCGAGCTTCGTTTACTGCTTGGTTGATAGCATCGTCTTCGGTGGGTGCCAGCGGCCTCACCTCAAACTCAGGTGTGGGTACTGCGCCGGTTCGGTTGGACTGAGGAACAAATCCAGCGTTGGGATCTACATTGCTGTTGTTGGCTGTTTTTTCTGACGTAGTTGGCAGTGGCTGGTCTGGGGAAGTGTTTGATGTATTGGGATTTAAAATCTTTTGTGCTGCACGCCCACCTTCCAAAGACCCATCGGTGACCGGTTGTCCACTGTCGAGTTTGTTAAAATTGTCACCAAGCTGATTTTTTCTGGCCTCTAACTTGGCAACATCTTCAGGGCTGAGACTTATTTTTCCTGTGTTGGCCTGGGCCAGGGTCGCGTCCACTGAAGCAAGTTCAGATTCCACTTGCGCTTGTTGCTTTGCTACCAGCGCACGACGTTCTGGGCCAGTGAGATTGTTGTTGGGGCTTGACAAGTCTGTGACTGAGCCGCCAGCTGGCGCTGTGGCCGAGTCCGAGGTTGATCTACCACGACGCGGAGGATTTGGTATCCCTTGCGCTGTATTAAACGCTTCAAATTCTGCTTGGCTTACAAACTTAGTCTGGCCGTTTTCACTGATAAAAGGCATAGTTGTTCCTGTTTGTGTATTTAATCAAAAAATAAACGGCTATGTTTAAGAAATGGTTGACTTTTGTTGTAAAAATGCTACAATAAGTACACAATTAGGAGAACATCTGTGTCTGTAACTATCCCACGTACGGCGCCCCGCGTCAACTATCTAAACAATCGCGACATACTCAAAGAAATACATTTTTCAAAAAACACTTACTGCTCGTTTGTTGATCCGGCAACTGATCATCAGTTTGATATGATCCTGCCCAGTGTGACAAAAATCAATCAAAAGACTGTGGCCGAAGCTCGTCGCAATCGTGCAGATCGCATCAAACGTGACACCGGTACAATAGTTGATCCAAAAAAAATACCCAACACTGATTTGGTTTTTAGAATCACAACCTGGGATCATGTGCCCAAAGCTCCCAAAAAAATCACCAAGGCAGCAGCAAAGAAAGCCAGCCTGGAAGAACTGTTTGAAATCGTAGACGAGCCTACGGCCGATGATCTAGTAGACGAGCCAGTGTTGGACATGGCCTATATACGTGTTAATTTTCCTCCGTTCTGGCACTACAGAATTGACGGGAACAAACAACCATTTGTTGTGGGCAAGTCGCACTGGCGAGGTGATCTGGCCACAGGCGAGTTCTGCAAAGAACACGGGCAAATGACCAAGAAGCTGGCCTTGATGTTTATGAAACTGTGTGAACGTTATGCCACCCGTAGTAACTGGCGTGGTTATACCTACAACGAAGAAATGCGTGGCCAAGCCTTGTTACAACTCAGTCAGATTGGCCTACAGTTTGATGAGTCAAAGTCACAGAATCCTTTTGCCTACTACACTGCTGCCATTACCAACAGCTTTACTCGTATCTTGAACATTGAAAAGAAAATGCAAAACATACGTGATGACATCTTAGAGATGAACGGATTGAATCCAAGTTGGACTAGACAAAATTCCGGCAAAAGTCCCGGAGCAGTGATGTCCATTCCGGTTGCAATGCCACAGGACGACTAGTATAATGTTGTCATATGGCCAACTTATTTAAAAAAGCAGTAGTATTCACTGACATCCACTTTGGACTAAAGTCAAACAGTCAAACCCACAATGATGACTGTTTGGCTTTTGTCAAGTGGGCAACCAAACTAGCAAAGGAAAACAACTGTGAAACAGCTATGTTTCTTGGAGATTGGCATAATCACCGCGCTAGTATCAATATTGTCACTCTTAACTATAGTCTCCGTGCTCTGGAACATCTCAACGACAACTTCGATCGTGTGTTTTTCATTCCTGGCAATCATGACTTATATTATCGTGACCGACGTGATGTCCAAAGTGTTGAGTGGGCTAAACATTTACCGAATGTGGTCATTTGTAATGATTGGTTACACAGCGGTGATGTTATTGTGGCCCCTTGGTTAGTAGGCGAAGACTACAAACGCATACCAAAATTATCAGCCAAGTACATGTTTGGACATTTTGAACTACCGCATTTTAAAATGAATGCCATGGTAGAAATGCCGGATCATGGAGATATCAAACGTGAAGACTTTGGTGGCATTGGACATGTGTTCTCTGGCCACTTCCACAAACGTCAGACTTATAAAAATATCACCTACATTGGCAACTGCTTTCCGCACAACTTTGCCGACAATTATGATGACGAGCGCGGTGCAATGATCATTGACTGGGGCAAAGAACCTGTGTATCATGCTTGGCCTGATCAACCTCGGTATCGTGTGTTGAGACTGTCAGATGTCATTGACAATGCGCCAACAGTATTGGCCAAGAATATGCATGTTAGAGTTGAGCTTGACATAGACATCAGCTATGAAGAAGCAAACTTTATCAAAGAAACATTTATCAAAGACTATCACCTGCGTGAGATGGCGTTAATTCCCAACAAGAGTGCTGCCATAGATGTTGACATGGCACCAGGAGAAATAAGATTTGAGTCAGTGGATCAAATTGTCACAGATCAACTCACCAACATTGAATCTGAATTCTATGATTCTAAACTACTGTTAAAAATATATCAAGAACTATAACATGGTCGTATACAGCAATTCTTGTAGCTTTGGTGCTCCACAAGAACATCCCACTTACGCCGACTATGTCAGTGAGCATTTCAAAGCGTCAGTGGTCAATCACGGGCTGATGAATAGCTGCAATCAACGCATCATACGCACTACCTTGCGAGATTTGTTAGAATTAAAAAAACAACATCATGACATCACGGCATTGGTTGGATTATCTTTTATTTCAAGAGTCGAACTCTGGCAGCCAGACCTGCCAGCTCAAAGAAACGATGGACATTTTCATTCCATCTGTGTTGATCATCAAAAAATTGACTGGAGTCTCAAGGGCCTAATTGATACCCGTGTACCCAACATACATCTCATGACTGATCCTGCAGTGCGAGATTACTACAAAAACTGGCTGATACACTATTCACCCGAAGCTGAGATTTCAAATCTATTGACGAACTTATTGATGCTATCAGGGTGGGCAAAACAACACAACATAAATTTGTTGATATTTTCAAACGTTGATGTGCTGCCTGCTGCAGATGCTGTGGGATACGATTCCCCTTTCCTGTCCACATTGGTAGAAGAAATACGCCAGGATCCTAGTTTCGTTGATCCTTGGCAATTTAGTTTTGGCACGTATGTGCTGGCACATGGGTTTCATCCCAAGGACTACCAGTTATATCGCCAACACGGGCACCCTGGACAATTGGCACACGAATTTTTTTCTAAATTTTTAATAGATAAGTTAGAAAAAAATAGTTCTTGTGTCACATATACTGTACAATAACTGTTATAATAAGGAACCACAGTTGATTAACATAAAGAATTTAACCGTTAAAAACTTCATGAGTGTGGGCAATGCCACGCAAGCGGTTGACTTTGATCGTCGTGATCTCACCTTGGTGCTGGGAGAAAATCTTGATCTGGGTGGTGACGGGTCCAGAAACGGTACCGGTAAAACCACTATCATCAATGCCTTGAGTTTTGCCTTGTATGGGCAGGCACTGACCAACATTCGCAAAGACAATCTCATCAACAAAACCAACGGTAAAAACATGTTGGTGAGTTTGGACTTTGATCTTGATGGCAAGACCTATCGTGTTGAACGTGGTCGCAAGCCCAATATCCTAAAATTTTATGTTGACAACGAACAGACCACTGCTGATGATGAAGCACAAGGTGATTCGCGAGAAACCCAGGACGTCATAGAGCGGCTGCTGGGACTGAGTCATGATATGTTTCGTCATGTTGTGGCATTGAATACTTACACTGAACCGTTTTTAAGTCTCAAGGCCAATGATCAACGTGTGATCATTGAACAGTTGCTGGGCATTACATTGCTGAGTGAACGTGCTGATCGCATCAAAGAACTCAACAAACAAACCAAAGATGCTGTCCAGCAAGAAGAATTTAGAATACGTGCTGTACAAGAAGCCAATAAACGCATTGAAGAACAAATTGCTGCGGCTCAACGCAGACAAACACTCTGGCAAAAGAAACGCGACGAGGACATTGCTGCATTTCAGCTAGCCTACGATGAACTTGGTAAAGTTGACATCGAAGCCGAATTACAAGCGCATCAAGCACTCACTGAATACAACATCAAGAAAAAAGCCATAGCCGATCTCACAGCCTGGATCAAACGCTGTGAATTAGATGAAGCCAGGGAAAAGAAAGAAATTGCCAAGATAGAGTTGGAAATTGCCAGCCTTGAACAACACACTTGCCACAGTTGTGGGCAGGCATTTCATGACAGCAAACACGAACAAGTATTAGAAGCCAAAAGAAAAGCATTGTCTGAGGCTGCAATGCAGGCCCTGTCTACAAACGGTCAATGGATGGAACATACTGACACATTGCAAGAGTTGGGAGAGCTAGGCACTCAGCCCCGTGTGTTTTATGATCAAGAATCCGACGCCTATGAACATCGTTCAAGCATGGCACATGTGTTGAGTCAGCTCATGTCCAAACAAAACGAAGTTGATCCTTATGTTGATCAAATTGCTGACATGACTGCACAGGCAGTACAGACCGTTGAGTATGACGCATTGAACGAACTCACCCGGTTGCAGGATCATCAAGAATTTTTGTTGAAGTTGTTGACGCAGAAGGATTCATTCATACGCAAGAAGATCATTGAACAAAATCTCAGCTATCTCAATGCTAGACTCACACACTATCTTGACAGGATTGGGTTACCGCATACAGTGGTGTTTCAAAACGATCTCACTGTGCAAATTGAAGAACTAGGACGTGAACTTGACTTTGATAATTTAAGTCGTGGTGAACGCAATCGTCTCATACTCAGTATGAGTTGGGCATTCCGTGATGTCTGGGAAAGTTTGTATCGTCCTATCAACTTGTTGTTTATTGATGAGATGATTGACTCAGGCATGGACACTCAAGGTGTTGAAAGCAGTCTTGCATTGCTGAAGAAGATGAGTCGTGAACGCAATAAAAGTATTTGGTTGGTGTCGCATCGTGATGAACTTGCCGGACGAGTTGAGAACATTCTCAAGGTTGTCAAAAGCAACGGTTTTACAGAATATAACACGGACGTTGAAACAGTATGAGTCTAGCACTTTGGCACTGGCATATTGAAATATCCAGCAAGTGTACATTGCGGTGCCCTCGTTGCGCTCGGCAAGAAGTACCTGATGGATTTAAAAATACCGAACTGAGTTTAGAATTCTTCTGGCAAAATTTCCCTGAATCATTCATTCAGCACCATGTAGAAAAACTTACATTCTGTGGCGATGATGGTGATCCCATCTATGCACATGATTTGCTGGAAGTTATCAAATATTTCAAGAATACCAAACCCACTATTGAAATTGTGATTGTCACCAATGGTAGTTACAAAGATCCAGACTGGTGGCAAGAGCTGGGAAGATTGTTGGATATCCAGGACAGCGTACATTTCAGCATTGATGGATACAACGATGCATCCAACAATCAATATCGTGTCAACAGCAACTACCACAGCATCATAGCCGGCGTCCAGGCACTGCGAGCAGCAAGCAAATGTCAAATTGTCTGGGCCGCAATTGCGTTTTCATTCAACGAGCAGCATTTGGAACAGATGAAAGATCAAGCCCAACAGTTGGGCATGGATCGGTTTCAGTTGACACGCAGCACCAAGTTCTATAAAATCTACCCCAGTTACGGACCTGTGGACACCCTGCAGCCCCGGGACGAATTGATCAGCAATACCTTGCGTTTTGAACGTGAGGTCACTGATTTTACAGGCCGTAGCACTGCGATTTGGTCCGTTAATCGCAAACTTTACACAGACAGTCAAGTACAAAATAATGTGAGACCTCTGTGCTCAATTGGCAATAAAGGCCTCTATATCAGCGCACAGGGTAACTTTTACCCTTGCTGTTGGGTGGCCAATCGCTATGAACACAACCAACCCTGGCAGCGGTTGGGGCAAAAATACAATCTGCACACACAGGATTTACAGCAAGTTCTCGCTGACAATTTCTGGCAAAATGAGTTCCAGACCTATGGTTGGATTGAATGTCAAACCAAATGTGCTGCTGCTGTGGTCACAGAAGAATATGCAACTCAGTGGTAAAGGGATAAATTATGCTGTATGTCATGGCTATTTGAATCTCTTGTAGTAGAATCGCTTCCTGAAGATTGTGCAGGATTTGTGTATTTGATCACAAACAACACAACCGGCAGGAAGTATATTGGTAAAAAACTGGCAAGATTTAAACGAACAACTTATCGAGTGGTTAAACTTAAAAACGGTAACAAAAAGCGCAAGAAAATCAGAGGTACAATAGATTCAGACTGGCAAACATATTATGGCTCATCACCCGAACTCTCCAAAGACATAGAACAACTAGGCATAGAAAACTTCTCCCGCGAAATATTGTATTATTGCAAAACCAAATCGGAATGCAGTTATATAGAGGCTCGTGAACAATTCTCAAGACGTGTGCTGGAATCAGATGACTACTATAATGGTCATATTCAAGTTCGCGTCCATGGCTCGCATATCAAAGGCAAACTAAGCAACTAAGGCTAGCACAGGCCAACATCGTGTGCCCTAGACCTGGATCTCAGATCACAGGGACGGAAGACTCACCGCGCTAGTGAGCACTCAACTACTACCCGAAAGGATGAAGATCGCAAACGCCGCGATTTAGTTGTTTGAAAAGGACAAAAGGCAAAAAAGACGCTTGAGCGATCAAGCACGTTTGTTGGCAAGGACTAGCATCTTGTTGATAAACCGCCGTTGTAATAAAGACGGGGATGGAGGTACCGGACAACCGCCTCTGCTAAACACCCTAATGCTAGTGACTGTGATACTCGGATGATGTCGCATTTTTCTTTGCCCGCCCTGGGCAAAGAGTGACTGCTTTATCTGGATGATATCTTTAAAGACAGTACATTGATGAACGCAGTGAAATCAATAGAACTACGAAGTAGTTCTCAAAGCATGATGATTAGGCTCCAACAATGTATGTAACTTTTGAGTATTGTCAGGAAATGATTCAAGTTGCCAATTACGAATGTTAAGGTTGTGTTGATAAATCAAACGATGTTGAATGATTGCCTCTTGTAACAGAGTCAATGGACGCAATGGGTAATACCATCCCTTGACTGTGGCGATCACAATGTGATCTAGCTCATAACAAAATTTTAAGATTTGCTGTTGTATTTGTTGCCATTGTTGATATACCACTCTCCAATGTACCATCTGGGTTTCTATTAGAGATTCATCAATGTACTGTAGACATCTCCTCACTACAGATTCCCCATCATGCCACAGTTCTTCGCAGTTGATCCAAAGATGTGGATTGGAGAAGTCTATCATCTCATTGTTGGGATTGAACTTGTCAACTTGCAGATTCAATGCCAGCATTTCTCTTTGATCCCAGATTGGATCTGTGCTGCGTATCTTATTGGCAAAGAACCATTGGTGAACTGCTATGAACATGTCATCGTGGTAGTCTATGCTTTGACCAACATTGGTTTGATACTTGGCTCGATTCAGGGCCAGTGAATGATAAGTCAAGTTAGGCGTAGTCGGTGACAGATAGATCATAGGCACATTGGATGTACTGCAAGATTGGATTATCTGGGCATAGTCAATGTCACAGGTGGTCAACAGATACTGCCAGATTTGAGGATCCTGCATACGTTGTTCTGTGAACCCCAGTGCCAGTGCGACTATTTCTGGTGGCATGGGCGCAGGATAAAAAGAGTGAAAAGTTTTGGTGTTTGTTTGTTGTAAGTCTGCTAGAGCCGACAAAAATTCGCTGTGTCCAGTTGGATGATTTTTTAAATGCTGATGTGCATTGTTGTTGTCAATGGGAGAGTCTGTCAACGATATCCATGCCTGCTGCTCAACATTGTAGACTTTGTGATGTCCGGTGAGCCAATGCAAACTCCAGTCTAAAAATGTAGCCCCCACAGGTGCTGAACTGGTAACACATACTACTTTAGATGTCATCTGGCCAATCTCTAAACAGTGCGTGTTGTATATTGCCTGATACGAACTGATTGAAGCTACGATGCTTGTCTTCAAGCTCACCTTTGAGTGGTGCTACTCGGCGAAAAGCTTCATCCATCTGTGCCATGCCCGTGAATTCCATGATGATCATCCATTCGGGCATGTCAGAGATTGATCTAAATCCCATCTTGCAACGTGTAATTCTATAACTTTCCATCTTGTTTTCTTCCACAAGATGATCAAAGAAGCTGCGCATGTTGGTGACCCACTCAAGATCAGAGATGTCGCCTTGTTTGTCGGCCCATATAGTGTATAAGTCCATTATGTCATTGGTCCCAAAATTTCAAATCCATCTATTTGGCTCTTGTACAGATGTGCCTGCTCAAGATACAAATAATCAAAACCTCGTGCCCGATAGATGGCACATTCGGTTTTCATTGTTTCAATACCCAGCCTCAGTTCGGGACGATGATATGTCCAAGCAAACTGATCGCACAGGGCATTGCAATCATCAAACCTGCGTATCAAACTCCAGGCCACTAACTTATTGTCGTCATAGTAGCCAATGATGTCGGACCCTGGATCACGATACCGACTTGGAAACATCGGCATCACAGATCCAAACTTTTTGTAAATGCAATAGGTTCTGTAGATGTCATCTAACTGCTGACATATTTCGGGGGTGGGTTTGAGATATTGCCACGCCACTGATTCAGTGTAGTTGGTCTCGTCAAGATTGATCCTGGCAAATTGATAAGTCACAGTCTAGGGTCCTGGCGATGTGCAAACAAGCCTTGTAGATAATCTTCGGGCCAGTTTTGATAGTAGCCCTTGTGAGCCAACTGTTGTGCTGCTGCTTCTAGTTTTGTTTTGTCTTGCAAGAATATCAGTGCGTATTGCCCTTGGTTCATTGCAACACCGTTGATGATTTCTGGCGAGTCAGGATGATCAGTCAGGGCCAACATATTCTTGTTGTCAAGATAATTGACCTGTACCATCCGAGCACAGTTTTCCATATGGCCAGCACTGACTGTTTTGGGATCATAAACAAGAGCCACAACCTCGCGTCCTTGCATGCCCCAGCGCCAGTGATTTACCAAATCAAAGTAGGGATCGTTACCTGGCACAATGGCAATGGTGTTGGCTAACCTGGCCTGACGAGCATACGGGCACGGCGCCCAGTTGTTGAGTGCAGGGTTGGGCTTTTCAACAAAGTCCGTGATCCACTGCTCAATGTCCAGTTTGGCTTGTTCAAAATCCATTAGAAGAATGGTAAATTTGTTTTCTTGGTGGTTTCAAGATTGTCTTTGATTAATTCATTGATCTGGACTCGTTCTTCCCAGCTCAAATTTAAAATTTGTTCGTAAGTCATCCCACCACGCATATACCAGCTCATCCTAACTGCTTCTCGCCGTATATCCGCGGCCTCTGTGTCCATGGTAGTGATCATTGCCTCAATTTCTTCCGGACCGGAAGTTAAGAGGCGTTGCCGAAAAAATTAGATTGGTTTAATGTAAATGATTGCTGATACTCATGTTCGCAACTGCCACATTTAATGGTCAGTGGCTTAAAATCACTGTCCTTGCGCAGATCTATAATATGATCTCTAATCTCTTGAAATACTTTACGATCGCAGTTTCTTAAAAAATCTTCAATGTGAGATTTTTCAGTGACCATGACGTTGGGTGTTTTGATCGTGCTGATGGACATCCCCAACATTCTCACAGTTAGATCTGTGATCTGTGTCATGGCACCCTTTAGAATTTCTATTTTTTCTTCCTCGGGGACATTGGCATCATTAAGATTCTGAATTGTTTTTTGATCCTGGAACTGTGCTGACGTAGTGGTATGCAACTGTTGATAGCTAATTGGTGCAAAGTATATTTCAAGATCACCCTGACTCACTGTTTGATCATAATTGGGCATGCGCAAGTTCTGCAGGATGGTTCTAAGATCAATGGTGTATTCATCCTCATGCTGACAGTCCGGGCAGGCAGTGCTGAGTTCTAACTCATGTCCATAGCTGGCTATTCTAATGGCAGTCAGTATGGTGTCAACATCCACTACCGGGCAATGCCAGGCATTTTTAATGCTTGGGCAACAGCTCTGTATAACTGAAACCACAGCCTGGCCATTGAACAGTGCATCAGGAGTGCGATAAGTTATTTCATCAATTGCAGTCATGGGCAGCACAGGTAGCTCATGATTTTCGGGCATTGTCAGCGATCCCGGTGGCCAAAATTGTCCATCACTGGGTAACTGTACGTAAATGGCTGGCTGCCGAAAGTAGTGATTTAAAGGGTTAGTTGGTTGGGTCATTTTTATGTCCATAAATATAAGATAAAGTACTTATATTTCACGAGAGCACCATGGCAGATTATACTGAACAAGAACGAATAGAGTTGGCCCGACAAGTAGCTGAGGAGATGCGTCTCTACGGGCAGATGCACGCCAGTACTGCTGCACAGGTTCGCGACGCCAGCGTTGGAGTAAAAGATTTCACTGCAAAGACCACCAGCGCAGCCAGTATGGTGGGGAAGTCATTTCAAGATTTAGCCAAATCAACCTACGCTGGCAAGCAAGGTTTGTCGGAATTCAACGGAGTAATTGAATCCACAACTACTGCCATGGGAATTATGCTTGCAATGCTGGGCGGCCCAATTTGGGGAACAATTGCTCTTGGGTTAGTAGCATTTGGCAAAGCTCTGGGCATGGCCAACAAAATGTCTCAACAGACATTTGAAGCCTACAAACAACTAGCAGATGTTGGCGGGGCAGCCGGTGCATCGTTGCAAGGATTAAGAAATCAAGCCAGGGACTTTGATTACACCCTAGGCGAGGGCGACGAAGGACTCAAAGACTTTGTTGCAATGATTGCCAAGAACAGCCAAACCCTGGCATACTTCAAAGGCACAGTGGCTCAGGGCACCGCTGCCGCAGCCGGAATTGGGGATGCATTTAGTCAGTACCGAGATCCGCTGTTAAAACTCGGACTCTCCACCGAAGATCAAAATCAATCCATCTTAAACTATATCAACTATAGTTCAAGACTTGGCATGAGCCAAGGCAAGACCTTTGATCAACTGGCAGCCAGTGCTAGAAAATATATTGTAGAAACCGAAGCATTGTCTGCATTATCTGGAAAAAGCCGCGAGGAAATTGAACAACAACGACGATCGGCACTGAGCGAACAGCAGTATCGTGCTAAAATTGAAGAAATGAGGGCCAACAAGGACTTTGAAGGTGTTGAACGCCTGACCAAATTCAATGCCGCACTTACAGCGGCGGGGCCGGCCGGGGAAGAGGTTGCCAAGGGAATGAGACAGCTGGCAGTGAGTGGGTTACAAACTGCCGAAGCACAGGCCTTGAATCGACTGACCAACGGTGAAGCTTTGAGAATACAGCAACTGGTCAATCAAGGGAAGATCAGCGAAGCAGATGCAGTGACTCAATTACAAAAGGCAGTGGGAGCAGGGCTGCCAACCTGGAACACACTAGCGCAGCAAAATGTTGATCTAACCGGCACCATTGGCAAGATGTCTAACATGTATGATTTTCAAGCAGGTGCTGCTGGTGATTATGGCAAGGCACTGACTGCTTCAAGAAACGCAGTTAATGCTACTATACACTCAAAAGAAGCAGAACTCAATAGCAATGTCAATACAATTAGAAATCAAAAAGAGGCCGCAAAGAGTCTACAAGGCGTGATTGAAAAGTTTATTAATGTAGCCACTGGCCTGACCAATGGATTGTCCAAACTTTGGAAATCTATTTCCGGCACAATGCTTGATATTTCTGATGTTGCTGAAGATATAATTGACTATATCAAGTATAATATCCTAAAAATGGATAAGCCCACATACGACAAAGATCTCGCAGCGACCCTAACACAGCAACAAGAATCAATGAAAAATTCGCTTGCTGATTTTAAGAAAACAGGAAAGATGAATATCTCTGGGGAGGATGAGGCTCTAAGGTATCAAGGCAAAGAAGGCAAAGCATTATACGAACAAGATAAACTTGCACAGTTGGCTAAATTAAAAGAGCAAGAACGAATCAACGAAGCCAAGCGCGGGCTTGAAGATCAAAAAGCAGCACGCCGCAAGAGTCTTCGAGAAAAGTTTTACGGTGACACAGAAGCAGCACCTGCACCTGCCGGGGGAGGAACTCCGCCAGCAAAAGTGCCAGCAGCAACAGCCGCAGCGGCGCCGGGTGCCCCGGCACGAAAGGGTTATACTGCACACAGCAATCAGAGTCTAGCGGCCTTGGGTTTGACTCTAACAGGCAAAGGTGGGGAGAAGGGAGATCGGCAAGCAGAAGGTGCGCAAGTATCCGACAAATTAATTGAGTTGGCTCAAAAAATTAAATCCAACATACCTGGCTGGGCTGGATTCACTGGGTTCAATGACAACTTTCATCGAGAGGAAATACCTAACAGTGGACATGCCCAAGGATTGTCAGTAGATTTTGTTCTTAACAAGAGACCCACTCGTGAAGAAGGTCAAAAATTAGTTAATATGTTAAAAAGCATGGGAGCCAGCGTTGCTAAAGATGAATACAATGATCCCAGCAGCCAGGCAACAGGCCCGCATTTTCACGCCAGTGTACCTGAGGGCAGATATGGCGGAATTTTTGAAGGGCCACGCACTGGCTATGCTGCAGTGATGCATGGTCGTGAAGCAATATTGCCCTTGCCCAACGGCCAAAGCATTCCAATTGCTATTGATACTGAAAAAATTATTGAAAGTTTTTCTGAAGCGTTAAAACGCACATCATCTTCTAGCACAAGTTCATCTGACCGTGGGACCGATCTTCTTTCAGCACTGCTTGACATGGTGAGTCTGCAGCGTGATCAAAACGATTTGGTCAGTAAATTACTGCAAGTACAACGGGCCTAACGGTAAATACTACATTATGACGTGGAAAAAATTCTTCAAAGTAGCTGACACAACTGGTCAGATGAGTCCAATTAGTGGCGCATTGACCAATGGCAATTCCAACTATGCTGCGCAGACTGAGTTTGCTTTTCGCAACTATGCCAGCAGATTACCCGAAGTGTACACTGGTCACCCCAATCGCATTGAGCGTTATAATCAATATGAAAACATGGATTCTGACAGTGAAATCAATGCATGTTTGGATATCATCAGTGAATTTTCCACACAGCTCAACGAACACAACGACACACCATTTGAAATAAAATTCAAAGATAAACCCACAGATCACGAAGTAGAAATTATCAAAAAACAGTTGCAGCAATGGGTCAAGCTCAATAAGTTAGATCAACGTATCTTTAAACTGTTCCGTAATTCCATCAAATACGGTGATCAAGTGTTTGTGAGAGATCCAGAAACGTTTGAAATGTACTGGGTTGAGATGACCAAAGTGTCACGGGTAATTGTCAATGAAAGCGAAGGCAAACGTCCCGAGCAATATATTATCAGGGATATTAATCCTAACTTTCAAAGCATGACCATTGCGCAAAAGACTGCGCAAGATTACATGGTGAATCCGCCCACCGGTGGATCACAAACAAACTTATCTTACACACAGCCCAATCAAGGTGGAGCTGGTGGTGGCGGCAGCAGATTTAGCCGGGCCATGAATGAAAGTTGTTTGGATGCCAAGCACATTGTACACATCAGCTTGAACGAAGGCTTAGATCCGTTTTGGCCATTTGGGCAGAGTGTGTTGGAAAACATTTTCAAAGTTTTCAAACAAAAAGAATTACTGGAAGACTCGATCTTGATCTATCGTGTGCAACGTGCACCAGAACGTAGAATCTTCAAGATTGATGTGGGCAACATGCCATCGCACATGGCCATGGCCTTTGTGGAACGGGTAAAAAACGAAATGCATCAGCGCAGGATTCCCACAGTACAAGGTGGCGGCGGCAACATGATGGATTCCAGTTATAATCCACTCAGTGTTGGCGAAGATTACTTCTTCCCACAGACTGCTGACGGTCGTGGATCCACAGTCGATACTTTGCCTGGCGGTCAAAACCTAGGCGAAATTGACGATTTAAAATACTTCAACAACAAGATGGCCCGCGGTCTACGTGTGCCCAGCAGCTATTTGCCCACAGGGCCGGATGACTCAGATCGTGCAATGAACGACGGTAAAGTAGGTACTGCACTGATTCAAGAGTACAGATTTAATCAATATTGCGAACGGTTACAGGCGCTGATCTGCCAGAAACTTGACGACGAATTCAAGATGTTTTTGACCTGGCGCGGATTTAACATTGACAGTGGCTTGTTTGACATCAAGTTTAATCCACCGCAGAATTTTGCCAGTTATCGCCAGAGTGAGTTGGACACAGTACGTATCAGTGCGTTTACATCAGTGGAGCCGCTGCCGTACCTAAGCAAACGTTTTCTTATGAAACGCTATCTTGGGCTCACCGAAGAAGAGATTTCAGAAAATGCAAAACTCTGGAAAGAAGAACGCAGCAAGCCTGAACTTGAAACATCGCAGGGGCAAGATTTGCGCAGTATTGGAGTTACTCCAGCAGGCATGGAATCTGACATTACCACTGGTGAAGAACTAGCAGGTATTGATCAACCGGGTGGGGCACCAGGCGAAGCCGGGGGTATACCTACCACAGCCGGAGCACCAATGTCAGCAGCAGCCCCAGGTGGAGCACCAGCAACTCCGGGCGGCAGCGTATAAATACAGTATGATCCTTAACGAGTTATATCAGCGTTCGCCAGAAGCTTTCCAAGACATTGCACAAGACAACAGTGCTCCTCGTCTTGGAAACCTGCGCAAAACTCGTTTGACCCTCAAGCAACTCAATAAGCTGAGAAAAATGAATGATTTGAGAAAATATGAATTTGAACAAAGTCTCAAAGATATTCGTGCTCAATATGCTCCTCCAGCACAACCAATGATGTAATTTAAAAATTTTGTAAAAATTACAATTTTTTTACAAAAAACCACCATAACCCGGTTATATTCTAATTCTTTTGTAAATATATCTATACATTTGCCCGTAATGGGGACAAATGAAACCTAACCCCATGAGGAGCTAATACAAATGAGTAAAAATTTCGAACAACTGATTGAATTTGTGATCAACGACGAGGAAGATAAAGCCCGTGAATTATTTCATGACATTGTAGTGGCAAAATCACGCCAGATCTACGAAGAAATGATGGATGACGAAGAAGTAGTCGAAGCAGCCGAAGACGACGAAGAAATGATGGAAGCTGACGCAGTCGACGAAGAAGAAGAAGTCGAAGAGTCCATGGGCGGCGACGCTGCAGACGACTTAATTGACGATGTTGAAATGGAAGAAGAAGGTATGTCCATGGAAGGCGAAGGCGACGACATGAGTGACGAAGGTGGCGCTGATGTTGAAAACAAGCTAATGGATATTGAAGATAAGCTGGATGAACTTATGTCTGAATTTGAAGCTCTCATGAGTGGTGACGACATGGGTGGTGACGATATGGGCGACGACATGGGCATGGATGACATGGGCGACGAAGAAACTCTTGACGTTGAACTTGACAGCGAAGACGGCATGGGCGACGACATGGGCATGGATGACATGGGCGACGAAGAAGAAGACATGATGGAAGCTGTCAGTCTCAAAGCAGCACCAAAGCCAACCACTTCAGAAGAAGGTGGCATCAATAAGAAAGCTGTGTATGCAGCAAATAGTGGTGCAGCAGGAATGGCAGCAAGGCCAGTTTCAGCAACTGGAACAGAAGCAAAAGGTCGTCCAGCTCCTACAACCAAGGATCTAATCAGTGACGTACAAAATGCTCCTGCTCGTTCAGGGATCAAACTAAGCCCAGCTACCAAGCCACACCTGGCACAAGCCACTGGTGTTAATACCAAAAGCCCGGTTGGCAAGGCTTAATAAATTGTGAGCAAATACCTTAGAGAACATCTAAACTTTAACCAGGCCCAAATTGAGCTGATCAATGAAGACGCTCCAGATGGGTCTGGCAAAAGTCTCTACATGAAGGGTATCTGCATCCAAGGTAATCAGCGCAACGCCAATGAAAGAGTTTATCCAACACGTGAAATTGCTCGTGCAGTCGGTACAATCAACGAGCAAATTAAGAATGGACAAAGCGTGTTGGGCGAAGTTGATCATCCAGATGATTTAAAAGTTAACTTAGATCGCGTGAGTCACATGATTCAAAACATGTGGATGGATGGCGATGACGGATACGGAAAATTAAAGATATTACCCACACCCATGGGACAACTGGTTAAAACTATGTTGGACGCAGGTGTGAAATTAGGCGTTAGCAGCCGCGGAAGCGGAAATGTTAACGATCACACAGGACATGTCAGTGATTTTGAAATTGTCACTGTTGATGTAGTTGCCCAACCCAGCGCACCCAATGCATACCCCACGGCAGTCTATGAAGGTCTCATGAATATGAAGTACGGACATAGAGTGTTGGAGATTGCAAAAGAAGCTGGGTCGGACGACAAAGTACAGAGATATTTGAAACAGGAAATCAAACGCCTGATCAAAGATCTCAAGATTTAGGAGAATCTACTAATGTTAGATGCCATCAAACCATTACTAGATAGCGGCCTGATCAATGAAGATGTCAGCAAAGAACTCAACGAAGCTTGGGAATCAAAGCTGTCAGAAGCCAAAGAACAGGTACGTGCAGAACTCCGCGAGGAATTTGCACAACGCTATGAACACGATAAATCCGTGATGGTTGAAGCCCTAGATCGCATGGTAACCGAAGGTCTACAAACAGAGATCGCTGCTGTGTCTGCTGAAAAGCAAGCACTGGCAGAGGATCGTGTCAAGTTCCAAGGCAAGATGAAGGAGTCAGCTACAAAGTTCAACAACTTTATGGTGACAAAACTTGCTGAAGAAATTGGTGAACTGCGTAAAGACCGCAAGACTCACAACGAAAGCCTAGAAAAACTAGAAAACTTCGTTGTTCGTGCTCTTGCAAATGAAATCACCGAGTTTGCACAGGACAAGAAGAAAGTTGTGGAAACACAAGTTCGCTTGGTTCGTGACGCTCGTGTGAAGCTTGAATCACTCAAAACAAGATTTGTCAAAGAATCTTCAGAGAAAATGACTCAGGCCATTACCAAGCATCTCAAGGCCGAACTACACCAATTGCGTGAAGACATCAAACTTGCTCGTGAGAACAATTTTGGTCGTCGTATTTTTGAAGCCTACGCAGCAGAATTTGGAGCAACTCATCTCAATGAGAACGCTGAAGTACGTAAGTTAAACAGTGTAATCGCCGAGAAGAATTCCAAGCTCGCCAAGGCAGTACAGATTGCTGAACAGGCCCGTGTGGTCGTCGAAAGCAAAAATAGAGAGATTCGTCGTATTCAGGAAAGCAACGAACGTGAAAGCGTTATGAGCGACCTGCTTGCTCCTCTCAACAAAGAGAAACAAGAAATTATGAAGAATCTGCTTGAAAGCGTACAGACACCTCGTCTGAAAAATGCTTTTGAAAAATATCTACCAGCGGTACTTGAAAACCGTTCTGTAAAAACTCAAAAGGTAATTACAGAAAGTGTTAGCGAAGTAACTGGTAATAAGCAAGTTTCAGCTCAAGATGACAATCGCAGCAATGTAATTGACATCAAGAGACTGGCTGGGCTATAAGAAATATAAGGAGACTTAAATGTCACAAGAATTACTCGAAAGCCGCTGGGACGAAACCAAAGACGCTCTCATGGAAGGCCTCAAAGGTTCACGTCGTAGCACAATGGGTGTTATTCTCGAAAACACTCGTAGGTATTTGAAAGAAAATGCAACTGCCGGCAGCACAGCCGCTGGTAACGTTGCAACACTGAATCGCGTCATTCTGCCGGTTATCCGTCGTGTGATGCCAACAGTTATTGCCAACGAACTGGTTGGCGTTCAGCCAATGACCGGTCCAGTTGGTCAGATTCACACTCTGCGTGTTCGCTATGCAAGCTCAATGACTGACGGTTCTGCTGCTGCAACCTCAACAGTTGCTGGCGACGAAGCACTGTCACCATTCAAGATTGCAACAGCTTACTCTTCAGCAACCACAGTATCTAGCGGTGTTCCTAGTGCAACCCAGTCACGTTACACTGGTGCTGACACTTCGGTTATGGAAGGTTCTGGTGGTCGTAACATCAGCGTTCAAATCTTGAAGCAAGCCGTTGAAGCTAAAACACGTAAGTTGCAAGCTCGCTGGACTTTTGAAGCAGCTCAAGACGCACAAGCAATGCACGGCATTGATGTAGAAGCAGAAATCATGGCAGCTTTGGCTCAAGAAATTACAGCTGAAATTGACCAAGAAATTCTGTTGAGCCTGCGCACTCTTGCTGCAACTGAGTTTACATACAACCAAGCTACTGTATCTGGTACAGCTACATTCGTTGGTGACGAACACGCCGCTTTGGCAGTTCTGATCAACCGTGTTGCTAACTTGATCGCTCAGCGTACACGTCGTGGCGCTGGTAACTGGGCTGTTGTTTCTTCAGCAGCATTGACTGTTCTGCAGTCAGCAACAACTTCAGCTTTTGCACGTACCACTGAAGGTACATTTGAAGCACCTACCAACACCAAGTTTGTTGGTACACTGAACGGCGCAATGCGTGTGTTTGTTGACAGCTATGCTGCTGACACTACACCTGTGCTGGTTGGTTACAAAGGTTCTTCAGAAGCAGATGCAGCAGCATTCTACTGCCCATACATTCCTTTAATGTCAAGCGGTGTTGTTCTGGATCCAACAACATTCGAACCAGTCGTGTCATTTATGACTCGTTATGGTTACATCGAACTTACTAACACAGCAAGCAGCTTCGGTAACGCAGCTGACTATCTGGGTGAGATCGCTGTTTCGAACCTGTCGTTCTCCTAATCAGAGAGCAATCCAAATCAAAAAAGCCCCGCAAGGGGCTTTTTTGTTGACTATGAAATTGAAATACTTTTGACTGTTTGATGTTGATCAATCATTTGCATTATGATATCACGTGGTTGATGTTGGCGCAATTTGGCCACTGTAATTGCACCCAGTGCCAGCCTTGGATCATGTTTTTTATAGCCTAGGTTTGAAAACATCTCTGCGTTTTGATCAAAATACTCCCAGATCTGATCTTCAACTTGATTAAAGTATTCTTTGGCATGAGTGGTAAATCTCACAGTGAAATCAAAAGAGAACCAATGTTGTGGTTTA